CTCAATCGTGCCGTTATAGAGCTTCTTGATTATTTCCTGCATACACATAAGATGGACTTCGAGGCGGATACGGGCTTGCTTCCCTCTGGTGCGGTCTACTCGGTCGCTCATCTCGTCCCCGATCATGGCCATGTTATGGCGAATGCCTTGACGATATTCAGGCTTGATCGAGGGCAGGTTAGTCTCTGCCTGAAAGAACGCTGAGATGAGCTGCTTATTGGTCATCTTCGGGATGTCTTCGGCGTTCATCCCGTATGCAACATGCTGGATTATTTGTGTCATCTCTTCACCTCATGCAACAAACCGTTAGGCTGCGTGTAGTGGGCTTGCCAGTAGTGCGCCGGTCAGATCATCCTTGCGCCATTTCAACTCGCAAGGCTGCTCAAAATACTCGTACGCGATGGTAATGAATGCCCGCGAAACCTTGACGATCTTGCCCGTCATTCCAGCGCGTTCCCTGTTGCCGGGGATGCGAATATGCAATCCCGGTGCGAGTAGCGATTGGATTGTCTCGGCGGTTGTCATCTGTGTGTCCTCATCAACAAAACCAGATTAGTAGCAACCTTGCGCAATGTCAAGCTATATTATGATATATACAAGTAGTATACAGTTACCAAAGAGTAAACAGTGCGCTATGCCGTTGATACTGAGTCCAGACCTGGACTACTATGGGGGGATGGACACCACGATACGGCATCTCCGTGATTTGACGCCGGACACCCGCAACGCCAACAAAGGCTCAGAACGGGGGCAGCACCTGATCGAAGAGTCCTTGCGCCAGTACGGGGCCGGACGCTCCATCCTGATTGACAAGAATGGCGTCATCATGGCCGGAAACAAGACGGCGGAGAACTTTGGCGCAATCGGGCTTGACGACGTGATTGTGGTGCAGACGGACGGAACGAAGCTAGTAGCAGTGCAGCGCACAGACCTGGACATGATGGCAGATCCCCGCGCCCGCGAGCTTGCCATTGCCGATAACCGCGCATCTGAGGTGTCGCTCGATTGGAATGCGGATGTACTGAAGGAGTTGGGCGATGAAATCGACCTCACGAAGTTCTGGTCGGCGGATGAGCTTGCCGCGTTGCTCCCTCCTGTCACGGCTGACCTGCTCACCGATGAAGACGACGTGCCTCCCGTACCGGATGAGCCGAAGTCGAAGCTGGGCGACCTCTATCGGCTTGGCGATCACAGACTGTTATGTGGTGATTCTACTTGCGTTACCGACGTTGAGCGGCTGATGGACGGGCAGAAGGCGGACATGGTGTTCACCGATCCGCCGTATGGGATGAATCTCGATACCGATTACCACGCGATAACTGGCTCTTCCAAGAGCCAGTTACTTGATTCCGGCGTGAAGGGTAAGGTATACCCGAAGGTTATCGGAGACGACAGCGAGTTCGACCCATCATTCGTGCTGCAATTCTTCGATAAGTGCAAAGAAGTCTTCATGTTTGGGGGAGACTACTACGCCAAGAATCTGCCCCTCGGTGGTTGGTTTGTATGGGACAAATGCGTGAACGCTGAGGGCTTAGTATCTGAAGGTTCGGAACGGATGCTTGGCTCAAACTTTGAGTTGTGTTGGTCAAAACAGAAACACAAGAGGGAACTGGTGCGCATCTACTCACGCGGATGTTTTGGTGGGGACGCGACCGCAAAGGTTCATCCGACTCAGAAGCCGGTGAAACTTGCACAGTGGTTCCTCGAACGATTCAGCAAGGAATCCGCCATCATTGCAGACCTCTTCGGTGGTTCCGGCTCAACGCTAATCGCCTGCGAGAAGACAGGAAGACATTGCCGAATGATCGAGTTGTCACCGGCATACTGCGACGTAATTGTTGCCCGTTGGGAAGCTGCTACTGGCAAGAAGGCTGAGTTGGAGTAGACTGTACGCATGGCAGACGAAGCCCAATCCGAGACTGTCGAAGTTCCTGAGAACACGAATGGGAACAAGACTCGGACGCTCCCAGAGGAAGCCAAACCGTTCATGTGGAAACCGGGCGAGAGTGGCAACCCGGGCGGCAGGCCAAAGAAAAAGCCGCTAACTGATGCATACGCAGCACTTCTAGCCAAACCCATACCGAATGACAAGGAAGGCCGCACATTCGCCGAGGCTATCGCCCAGGCCATGATAAAAGAGGCCGTCAAAGGTAAGGTCAATGCTGCGAGCGAGATTGCCGACCGCATCGAGGGTAAGTCATTGCAGCGCGTGGCTGTATCGGATGGCGACCCGCTAACGGAGTTGCTGGCTGAGTTCCGTAAAGAGCATGAGGCGTTGCCGGACGCAGAGTAACTGGTACAATGTACCGTATGGTTAGGCACGATGTACCAATCTGCGAGTGTGACGATTGTAAGCACCGATGGATTGCGGAGGGCGGCTTACCCAAGCGTTGCCCATCGCGGAAGTGCCGATCAACAAAATGGAATAGCGGGGTAGCTCAGTTGGCAGAGCGCATCCCTTATAAGGGTGAGGCCGCTGGTTCGATCCCAGCACCCGCTACCAAACCTGCGTACTATGTCCCTGCAAGATTTCGCCAGGGCAAGGGTAAGCCGGGTGAGCGGACATGATCCTAAATTATGGCCCGCGTCTCAAACGCTTCGCCTATCGTCCGATGGAGCAAGACCGTCGCATCAACATCCTCGAGGGGTCAGTCCGTTCGGGGAAGACGTGGGCACTGCACCCAAAGATACTGCAAGCCTGCCGGTACAACGTGAGCGGTTGGCGTGTTCTTACCGGCGTCACGAAGCAGACCATTTTCAACAACGTCCTCAACGACCTCTTCAACCTGATCGGCCCATCGAACTACAGCTACAACCACCAATCAGGGATGCTGCGTCTGTTCGATTCGTCGTGGCTCGTGATGGGCGCGAAGGATGAGGGCAGCGAGAAATATGTGCGCGGGCTGACCGTGGGCGTGGCCATCGGTGACGAAGTAACGCTCATGCCCCAAGAGTTCTTCCAGATGCTCCTAACCCGCATGTCGCCCGATGGTGCGCGGTTCTACGGCACGACGAATGCTGGCGTTCCGATGCACTGGCTCAAGACTGAGTACCTGGACAATCAAGCGTTGCGAACGGCTGGACTTCTGTGGTCTGCGCACTACACGATGGAGGACAACCCAAATCTGAGCCGGGAGTACATCGAAGCTCAGAAGCAACTCTACACCGGCGTTTTCTATCAGCGATACATTCTGGGTTTGTGGGTGGTTGCCGAGTCTTCCATCTACCGCGACGTGCTGGGGCCGCAGTGCAAGTACGACGATACCAGCCGACCGGAGGGGCTTGAGAACCAGCGGGTGCAAAGGTACATCTTCGTTGACTACGGAACGATCAACCCGTGCGTATTTCTGGAGGCGTTCGACGATAGCAAGACGGTTTGGCAGGACCGGGAATACTATTGGGATTCAGCGAAGGAGATGCGCCAAAAGACGGACGCGGAGTATGCGGACGACTTCGATGCGTTCGTGGGGTCAGAGAAGCGCGGCCTGATCGTTATTGTTGACCCGTCAGCGGCCTCATTCAAGCTCGAACTGGTACGGCGGGGGTATCAGGTAAAGAACGGCGAGAATGAGGTGCTAGAGGGCATCCGGCGCGTCTCGGCTGCGCTCAACATCGGTCTGTACCGCATCCATGCCAAGAACTGCCCCATGACAATCAAAGAGCTTGAGCAATACGCATGGTCAGAGAAGGCAGCTAAAAGAGGGGAGGAAGAACCCATAAAAGACCATGACCATACCTGCGATGCTCTACGAATGGGAGTTATGAAGGTAATTGCGGCATGGCGTACCGGCATGAAATAACGGATGGGACGATAATGCTATAATGAAGGGATGAAAAAGTCAGTTACCTTCAATGGAGTTGATTTCGTCCGCTATTCTGGTTCTTCCTATGCTTCCGTTAGGAACTACTACTACCCTAGATACAAGCGCGATTATTGCCGGGGAATTGAGACTTTGCATCGTGAGGTATGGAAGTTCTATCGCGGCCCTATTCCTCCCCAACATCACATCCATCACATCGACAATGACCACGATAACAACGACATAACAAACCTAGAATGCCTCGAAGGTCGTTTTCACGTTTCACTCCATGCTATAAGACATCCGTCTTCCCATGCTCACATGATAGAGATGGGTTTGAAATCAAAGGCTTGGCACTCCAGTCCAGAGGGGAAAGCGTGGCATAGCCGTCACGTCATAGAGGCCGCAGAGAAGCGTAGACAGAAGCGGCTGAATGCTTGCGTGTTATATTCGTAAGCATGGCGAATGCGAGCAATGGCGGCATGGCTAGGGCGAAATCGTTGAGTAAGCAGGCACGATCTGCAATCGCAAGCAAGGCAGCATCGGCACGGTGGGCGAAGAATGACGCGGCTGCGGTGAAGGATATGTATGCGAACCAAGCGGCGAACATCGGATTCGGCACATCATCCGCCGTCAATGCTGGTCGGCATATTCCGTTCCGTCTCTCGCTCGATTACCAGAAGCTCGTTTTCATGTATCGCGGAAGTTGGGTCATTCGCGCCGTGGTGGACACGAAGCCGCAAGATCAAAATAAGGCGTTCCCCACTCTTCTGACGCAGGTCACGCCAGAGGATATATCAGATTTCAATAGGGTTATTGCTGAGACTTGCACATTGCAGAAGTTCATCGAAGGGCGCAAGTGGGGGCGTCTATTCGGTGGTGCGCTGGGCGTCATCATCATCGACGGCGACAATGATCTATCGAAGCCACTCATCCTCGAAAACGTGCAGCCGGACAGCTATAAGGGCATGATCGTGGTTGATAGATGGAGTGGCATGTCGCCCTCGTCTGACCTCATCACCGACCGCAACAGGCCGTCAGAGTACGGGCTGCCTGTTTCCTATCAGATTTACACGGAAGCATCCGAATCGCTGAAAGTGCATCATTCCCGATGCTTGCGATTCGTTGGGCGTGACCTACCTTTGTTCGAGCGCCAGATCGAGCAATACTGGGGGATGAGTGAAATCGAGTGCATCCTCGATGAACTGCAACGCTACGACTTCGGCATGGCCGGGGTTGCCGATCTCATATCCCGCGCGAACGTCATGGTGTTTCAGAACGATATGCTGAATCAGATGCTATCGGGATTGAACCTGACACAGCAACAGATGGCCGATTACGCAGCGCGGATGCAGGCAGTGTCGGAGACGATCTCGACCAACGGACTGCTTGCGCTCGGCGAGAATGAACAACTTTTCACACACCAGTACGCATTTGGTGGGCTGTCCGATGTGATGAAGATGCAGATGACGGCCCTGTGCGGCGCGGCGGGGTATCCATTCTCTCGACTATTCGGCGATACGCAGACTGGGCTTGGGCAGTCGAACGAAGGCGACCTGCAAAACTACTACGACACATGCGACCAAGAGAGACGCCAAAAGGATCGCCCACTGTTTGACAAGCTCATCCCGATCATTTGTATGTCAACATGGGGAGAGGTTCCCGACGATCTGGACTATGCGTTCGCTCCGATCCGCACGATGAACTCGAAGGAAAAGGCAGACCTGGCGCAGGTGCAAAGCGAGTCCATCACCGGGTATTACAACGCTGGACTGCTTGGCCGTCAGACGAGTCTCCGCGAAATCAAGACGACCTCGCAAGAGACGGGGCTGGGTACGAATGTCACAGATGAGATGATCGAGGCGGCGGATGATGAGGTTCAGGTGCCGCTAGAGATTGAGCAGGAAGAGGCCCGCGCCGGGACTGAGGAGTTTGGGGAAGGAAAGGGCGGCGTGAAAGCGGAGAAGACAGATGCCGCGAAGGACTCATGGTGGAATCGGCTCAAGCGAGGCGAATAGGTGTCTGACTTCCATCGTCCGCGTCGCATTGAAGACCAATACCGCTATGCGCTCGACAACCTCATGCGGTCATGGATGCATCTCCCGCGAACGCCAGACCTGGATTCCATTCTTGCGTACCTCAACAATGGGGGCGGTGTAGCGGTCACAGAGGCCGCACAGCGCGTCGCAAGGGGCATGGTGACGGCATTGGCCGTTCAGAACGCGCAAAGCTGGCGTGAGGCCGCTAGGAAGTCAACGCAGGGCAAACGCATCTTCGACCTCTTGCGCACGGAGATGGATGGGCCGGTCGGGATTGTTATGCGCGGGATGGTGGCGCGTCACGCCCTACTCATCCGCACAATGCCCCAGAACATCGCTCAGGACATTGCTTCACAGATTGCAACGCGCCAGATGCGGGGTGAGCGGGCGGAGACGATAGCGGCGAGCATCTATGAGCGCATCCCTGAGATCACGGCAAGCAGGATAGCGATGCTGGCGCGGACAGAGGTGGGCAGCAATGCGACGGCTATATCGCGGGCGCGGTCTGAGAATCTAGGGTTGCCCTGTTATGAGTGGCTTTCGTCTGAGGATGTGCGCGTTCGGCCTTCGCATCGAAAGATGGATCACGTCATAGTTCTGTGGAGCGATCCTCCCGCGCCGGAGATGCTGGCAGGAATCAAATCAAAATTGGGGCACTATCAAGCGGGCATGTCGCCGAATTGCAGGTGCGACGCCAATGTTATCGTTGACCTCGATCAGGTTGATTGGCCGCACAAGGTGTACTCACGCGGCTCGATCACACGCATGGGACGCGCACGGTTTCTGAAGCTAATCCACGCATGAAAGGATAGCGGGCATAGACCCAGAGCAAGGATGCGGCCTCTACGGGGGCCGTTTTCTTTTGCACTTGACACGCGGGTACGGGATGGGGTACGGTAACTGCATGGGGTCGTGGGAGACAGTCGGAATTAGGCCAACTTCGGCAGCCGTTCGACTCGGCAGACTCCACCAATTTCAAAGGAGACTCACATGCTCTACGTCCTCATGGCACCAACCGCAATCGCAATTATCCTCGCAGGAACAATCGAAATGATCGCTGCTCTCTGGCCGGAGACGAACCTCTAATGCGTAAACACGGCATCCCCGTCACAATCCGCATCGACGAATCCTGTCTCGCTATTGCGACCAAGCTGGCGAAAAAACAGGGAACGACGATACGCGGGTATCTGCGCGGAACGCTTGAGACTGCCCTGCGGGGAAACGCAATCTTTGTTCACAATGTAACACCGCAACAGGCCGCAGAGTTGACGGCGGAGTTTGAGCGCATCTTCGGTGGCGCGGGAAGGATCACGGAGGCGAAGCGATGACAATGCCGATCAATAGCGACACCTCTATCGCTGACGAATTTGCCGAAGTATACAAGTCAAGACTGCTATTTTCCCTAATACCTGGGAGAAAATTCAAAGGTGATTGGTACTGGAAAAATGAAGATGGACGCTGGATAATAGACAATCCACGCATGAGGATGGAACTAAAAGAATTTATCGGCAATAGGCAGTCTCCGCACATGCACATTGCGGGCATTGAGTTCCTTATAAAAACCAACCAGGAAATCCACGTCAAGAGAATCCAATAATGCCGATTCCCCTTCTCGTCCTCAGTGATTCTGTAACCTCAACCTCTGGCCTCGGTCGCATCACGCGCGACCTTGCCACGCGCATCCATGAGACGATGCAAGACACGTTCCGCGTGGCGACAATCGGCTACGGCGGGACGGGAAGCTGCAAGCTGGGGTTTCAGCAATACTTCATCCATGAGATCAATCAGTGGGTTGTCAAGGAACTGCCCGCCGCATGGAAGGACTTTGCCGGGGATGAACATGGAATCCTGCTAGTCATTTGGGATGCGTCCCGCCTGCTATGGCTATCGCAGCCGGAACAATACTGCCAGATTCCGGCCCTGCGTGAGTTCCTGATGAGCAAGCCATTCGACCTCTGGACATACTCGGCAATCGACGCAGAGGGGCCGAACGGGAAGCTATCGGCTGCACTCAAGATCGTGCTGGAAGGATTCGACCGGGTACTCACATACAGCGAATGGTCTGCGCGGATTGTAGAGCGAACATTGGGAAACAATATCAAAATTGATTCGCTTCCCCACGGCATCGACACGTCTGTCTTCTATCCACGAATGCGGGACAAGGCACGGCGCAAGTTTGGAGAGATTGTGCTAGGACAGGAGTTCGCGGTCGAAGATGGCAAGTTCCTGATCGGCATTGTAGCCACGAATCAGCCTAGAAAAGACTGGGCAACAGGCATAAAAGCCGTAGCGGAACTGGCAAAAACCGAAGATGTGTTGCTCTGGATTCACACGGACACGATGGAGCGGGCGAACGGCTGGTCTATCTCGACGCTGCTGCACGATTACGGCATCAATACGCGAACGATCATCACGCAAGGCAACCTGAGCGATGAACAGATGGCTTGGGCATACTCGGCTTGCGATGTGACTTTCGGGATCGGGTTGGGTGAGGGATTTGGATTCCCGATCTACGAATCGCTTGCTTGCGGTACGCCCTGCATCCATGGCAGCTACGGCGGGGGTGCCGAATGGTTGCCCGATGAGTTCAAGATCGAACCACGCGCTTACCGTGCGGAGGGGCAATTTGCATCGCTCCGCCCCGTCTACGACTCATCGCAATGGGTTGAGGCTGCGCTACGTCTGCGCTGCAAGACAGCGATGCTACCGCCAGAACTGGCATGGTCGAATCTATGGCCGCGCTGGTCGAAGTGGCTGAAGGATGGAGCGAAATGAAAACCGCCGCGTTGATGCTCTGCTACAACCAAACACCTAAGCAGTTGGAGTTGACGAAGGATGCGATGGCATCCATGCTTGGTCAGGACGTACCCCCAGATGTATTCGTGGTGGATAACGGATCGACTGATGGTGGGACTTGGGAAATGCTTGAATCTTTGCATCTGGGGCATTTTACGATTGAACGAAACTTTATCAACCACTCCCCTATAAAAGTTGCCAACTCATTGATGCACCGATTGTTCAATGAATATGGGTACGATGCCATTCTGGGAGTCGCAAACGATGTAGTCCTGCCGCCGAACCTCCTGAGCGAGATGCTGAAGTGTCCGCGTGGAATCGTTACGGCATCACAGACGGAAGATCGCGGGTTCCCTCTATTCGAGTCGGCGCGGGCCGTGAGCGAGAATACCCCAATGGCCGTGATGCTCACGCGCCGGTGGGTCTACGACGCGCTGGTAGCGAAGGACGGACATTTCTTTGATGAGGGTTTCTTCAACTATGCCTCGGACTGCGACATTGCTCTACGCCTAGCAGCTTGCGGAATTCGTGGCGTTCAACTCGATATGCAGTATTACCACTACGGGAGCGCATCGCATCGGCTGGCCCCGCCAGAATCAGGGGCAGCGCAACGGCACCAGGCGGATGCCGACCGCGCTTACTTCGAGAAAAAGTGGGGGTTCCGTGTTGACTCTCTCGAATATGGACAGCGACCAGCAGACCCAAACTTTCGCGGATAGAGTAACTATCTTGATTCATCCTTTCAATATCCCTATTGCGTTGAAAATCGAAGACTCACGCGGTCGCTGAAAAAGTCAGTGTGGTAATCTTTTCTTGTGCCACTGACTTCCAAAGGCCGTGTTATCGCCGCCGCAATGTCCCGCGAGTATGGGGATAAGCGCGGAAAGTCAGTCTTCTACGCCAGTCGCAACGCGCACAAGATCAGCGGCGTTGACCCCGAATCAAGCAAAGACGCATCTCCCCCCCAACGTCTGAGTTACTACGCCAGCCTGCTACCCGGAAAAGAAAACCAGTTCGAGACCCCCGGTGAGGGCTATCGGATATACAAAAACGTGCCGATTGCGCGTACCGGATCGCAGCAGTATCTTGGCCGTGAAATTAAGAAAAACCCCGGATACAAGCCCGAATGGGGCATCGAAGATGATGAGATGGTCACGGTCTACCGCCCCATCGAAGAGGTCACTGCACCGGAAACACTCGCATCGTTTGAGGGCAAGTCTGTTCTTGACGAACATCCTGCCGATCCGCAAATTCTGGTTGATGCGCTTGATGAATATGAAGGCGTGAGTAAGGGGCATGGGCAGAATGTCCGTATCGGAGAAAAGATTACCGAGGGCGAGTTCGCAGGCGAGACTCCGCTGCTCGCCGATCTTCACGTCAAGCATCCCGATCTGAATGTCAAGGTCGATAACGGAGTGCGCGATGTGTCGTGCGGCTATACGTTCCGACTCGGCAAAGATGAAGCAGGCCGCTACATTATGATGCAGATTCGGGGCAATCACATTGCCATCGTTCCGAAAGGACGGGCGGGGTCTGACTTTGGAATCAAGGACGCAAAACCGGAGTCTGATACTATTCTCGTAACAAGGAGAACCACCATGTCGAACCGAATTCTCGTTGCACTCGGACTTCAGGCAGCTATCAAGGACGCAAGTCCAGAGGATGCAGCCAAGATGGTTGACGCCCTCAAGGATGAGGACGAAAAAGAAAAGAAGGAAGAGCGCGAAGCCAAGGACAAGGCTGCAAAAGATCGCAAGGCTGCGCGTGACGCTGAAGACGAAGACGAGGACGAGGAAGAGACGGCGGAAGAGAAGAAAGAGCGTCTCGAAAAGCGCAAGGCTGCGAAGGACAAAGCAGCCAAAGACAAGGCGAAGGACGAGTTCGGTGATGATGAGATGACGGACGCGCAGACTCCTGAACAAAAGGCAATGTGGGCGCAAATGCGGAAGGATGATACGGCGGACGAAAATGACGACGCCATGCCGAAGGGCCTGAAAGACGAGGGCGCGATTGTCCTGTCTCCCGATGAGCGTTCCAAGTCTGACTTCTCCACCGGCGATGCCGCCGACCTGCTCAAGATGCTCAAGCCCGTTGTGGCTCGCTCTGGCAATAAGGGAGCGAAGGATGCCTACGTCAAGC